ACCACTCTCGTCAAGAGCGATTCCAAACGATCCATGGGACTTATTTGGCGTGGTAGTTCCCCAACCAACCTCGGTCACTCGCGCAAAGCACAAGCGTGGGTCGATCAGGGAGTCTTCTGCACCAGTCCCTCAAGTTCAGAACACTAAATCAAGTCCAGACTCACGTCTGGCGCGCCGTGCCAGGCATGCATGGGATAAGGCAGCAGATAAGGAAAGGCTTAGATCTGTTGACCCGGTCCGGCAAGCTTGGAGGGCGGTAAGAGTTGGCCTCACGGTTTCCCGCGGGGCACTCCACCACTCTCCGAACTTCGCCGGTTTCCGGTTCGAACGGAAATGCCATGACCTCATCCACTGGCTCATCTTAGTATGCCTCCGCCGTGGCCCCGATGCAGGGGTCAAACAGCTGAAGGGTTGGGCTGGGGAGCTTCGGCGCTCCGTCACCGTTGATGGCTGCGTCCCTCCTCGAACATTGAATCTCCTTTGGGAGATCGTCAAGATTACTCCTGACGACCTCCAAAAGATGACCCTCTGTGAGAGGATGGCGCAACTATCATTCGTTGGCAGAGCCGTAGGCCCACCAGTCCAACCTTCAACTCTTGATACGGCACTTCATGAACACCAGAGTTTACTTACCTCCGGAGGTTCGCCCACCCCAGAATTCCTCGCCGAGCTCTATGAGTTCTGCAAGGAATGGGCCAAGCGACACCGAGGGAAGAACCCGGGTATCCATGAAGTTGCTGCATCCGGCGGAGCCAGCATTGGCTTCCCCAGGAAGGTAGGCGGACACTCTGCAAAGCTATGCGAGGCGTTCCAAACAGCGCCGGAGGGGTACTCGGTTTATCCCGATTACTGCCTCCAGCACGAGTGGGACACTATCGCTGGCGATGCAAGAGTGAGAGATGTCCTGAGAGAAGAAGTGAAAGAGATCAAGGTCCCGAAAGGGATTGCGGTCCCTCTAGCTGAGCCCGGTTGCAAAACTCGGGTTATCAGCAAAGGGGAACCGTCCTTGGTTCCTCTCGCTCATTCAATCAGACACCTCCTGTTTTCGATCCTCCGCACAGACCCAGTCATCTCCAAGACCTTCGGAGGTGACCAAGTTGGTGCAGTGAAATCGATAACAGGCCGCTTGCCTCCTGGTTTCCTCCGCGTAATCTCAACCGATATGACCGTGGCCACCGACGGTATCTACATGTCTGTCTTCCAACAGGCATTTGCAGGTATTGCCGATGGTCTTGGTCTGTCAGATGAGGCGCGGAGGATTGGAAACCTTTGCTGCGGGCCACAGGAGATGACTTGGCGTTATTCGGATGGACGGACAGAAACGTGTGAAACAAACAGGGGGGCGATGATGGGTCTACCGACCACATTTGCGCTCCTCTGCGTGATTCACAAGTTCTGCGCGGAGAGGGCTATCCAATCAAAGGTACTTGACCGTACAGGCAAGAAACCTATGACTGGATTCCTTCACCGCCGGTACCCATACTCGATTTGGGGTGACGATGCAATTGCACTATGGCCGAAAGACCTAGAGCAGATGTACCGTGACAACTTATCAAGCATAGGTGCCGCTATCTCTCCAAACAAACACTTTGTCACACCTGTGCTCAGGGCGGATGGCAAGCCAAGGATAGGTTGGTTCTGTGAAAAGATGTACACCTTCTACAGCGACGGAGCGAACAGCACCGTTGTTGCAGGAGACGCACTTCCTCTCAGAGGACTAACCCACCTTGGCTCTGCCATCCCCAGGGAAGGGG